TTTCTTAAAGTAGGTCCCTCAAATGATCTAGGTCAACCGTTTGCTAATCCAGCAGCATTATTTTATGGCAACGCTAGCGACTATTATCAACTAAATTTACAAAATATAGCCTCAACCGGTAGCGGAGATCTAGTAGTCACAGCCGACGACGGAGCCGATGGCGAACATTTTATAGCCATGGGTATCAATAATACCGGATGGGCTGATCCTAATTATCCAATGGGTTCGCCGGGAGATGGTTATCTGTGGATTACAGGGGGAAATTTACAACTAGTATCACGCGAAGACAATATAGAATTATTAGTAGGAAATATTTCCACACCACAGGTTGTTCTTACACAATCAAATATTTTAAAATTATCCTCCGGTGTAACGCTGCAATTTGGCGATGGTTCTAGTCAAACTTCTGCTTTTAATAGTGCTTCTTACACATCAACAATAAATTCTATAGACGCCAACATCGGGCTAATAGCAACCAATCTAGCTACTTTGAATAGTAACGCAGCTAGCCAGGCATCCGTATTAATTACATTAACAGCCAATGCAGTAACACAGGCACAATCATTGGATATTTTGTTGTCTAACGCAGCTACGCAAGAAACAACTGTTAATAATTTAAGTGCAAATTTAGGCACAGCCACAATCAATATTACCGCATTACAGTCTAATGCAGGGTCACAGGCTGTTTCTATTAATTCATTGAATGCAAATATTGGATCATATCAAACTTTTGCAAACGCTAATGCGGCTGCGCAAGCAGCAACTCTAAACACTTTAAGTTCTAATGCAGTTATACAAGCGCAGGCTATAGATAACTTGATCTCAAATGCGGCTACACAAGGCGCTTCGTTAAACACCTTAAGTGCAAATATTGGTGCATACCAGACCTGGGCTAATATCCAGATCCCTAATCTGCCACTGTTTTCGGCCAATCTTGGTGCATATCAAATATATGCTAATGCAATAAATGCTACCACACAGGCTAATTTAGGTGCGTACCAATTATATGCTAATGCCAATGCCGCTGTTCAAGAAATTGCAATAAACACCATAAATGCAAATATCATTGCAATGAATTTGGCTATTGCATCTGGACCAAATTTACAAGCAGTTTCTAGCAATGTATTACCTAGTGCTAATGTTACATATAGCCTTGGTAGTCAATCAAGACAATGGAAAGATTTATGGGTTAGCAGTAACACAATATATATTGGAGGTGCTGCATTAACAATACAAAGTGGTAATTTGTTAGTCAACGGTAATCAGATTAATTATTCTACACCTGCATTTGATTTTGGAACTTTTGGTTCACCAATAAATTACACACTAGATTTAGGAACGTTTTAGGAGAATATAATGGCATTACAAATACGCCGCGGATTGGCAGCAAATAGAACTTCAATAACACCGGCTGCTGGTGAAATAATTTTCACAACAGATACTAATCAAATTTATATAGGCGACGGAAGTACCCCGGGCGGAAATCCAGTTGCACTTACTGCAAGCGGAAATATTACTGTAGGAAATTTAACTATAAGTTCTCCTGGAGTTATTGACCTAGGCGGTAATATTTTAACGTCTGGATTAGTAGGTACATTAGCAAATTTGACTTCTGCTGGTGGTGACATAATTAGTTTGTTTGCTAATGCAGCTAGTCAAGCAACAACATTAGATACTTTAACTGCCAACGCAGCAACACAAAGTGTAGAATTAGTAACATTAACTGCTAACGCAGCAACACAAAGTGTAGAATTAGTAACGTTAACTGCTAACGCAGCTACACAAGCTACAACACTGTCAACATTAACTGCCAATGCAGCATCACAAGCAAATGATCTAAACACTTTGTATTCGAATGCCTCGGCTCAGGCAGATTCACTGACTATATTGAATTCTATAGCTTCAAGTCATATTGCTAATTTAGCAGCTCTGACAAATAATGCAGCAGCTCAAGCTACATCAATTGACATAATTAATGCAAATGTTACAGCAGCCAATTTGGAAATAACTAATTTAATTTCAAATGCCGCTACACAGGCAACTTCTTTGTTGACACTAGATGCCAATGTAGGAGTTTTGACAACAGACCTGGCTTCTTTAGACGCTAATGTAGGTGCAGAATTATACACCATGGGCAATTATCAAAACTGGACAAGTAATGTAACAACCATATCGTCGGCACTAGATCAGTTGGCAGAAAGAATTAAAAATTTAGGTGGTTAAATAAAGAAAACGGAATAAAAAATGGCTATAGATTTAATTGATGTAGGTGCAACTGCCAACGATGGATCAGGAGATTCAATCCGGGCTGCATTTCAAACTGTAAACAATAATTTTGATTTTGTAAATGGCGGCTTATTTGCAGGATCAGAAGCTACCACTATTAGTGCAGTCAGTGTCACCGGCGGAGTAATAGTATCTAATACATCAGTTACTGCCAATTCTACTACATCTAATAGTGTAGTGGTTACTGGTGCACTAGGAGGCAATTTATTTGTTCAAAGTAATGGTGCTTACATAATTGGTAACGTCAACATCATTGGTAATTTAAATGTATCAGGAACACAAGCAGCGGCACAGGCCCAATCATCAACTGCTTCGTTGTTAAATTTACATTACTCTGCTTCGCCATTCCTTTTAAATGATAGTAGAGACATTGGTTTAGTTTGGCAGTACTACACTACAGGACCAGAAAAAAAAGCTTTTCTAGGCTGGCAAAATTCAACTGAAAGTTTAGTTTATTTGGATAACATTACAGAAAACATTTCTAATGTTATCACAGCCGGTACTCCAGGGAACGTGCAAATTGGCTCCTTACTGATAGCTAACTCAACAGTTGCTAACAGCAATGTTTCAGGAGCTCTAAATGTTACAGGTGGAGCGAGTGTAGGAGGTAACCTATATGTGGCAGGCAATGTGGTTTCAACTTTTGCCAATGTAGCTAATCTTGCTGTAACTGGTTATCATGTTGGCAACATGTACTTTGCAGGAGCGGATACAGTTTACATAAATGGTAGTCCAGTGCAAACAGCGGCAACTGCATTTAATGGTGGAACAATTGGTCTAGCTACTATATTCAATGATGTCACACAATCAACATCGGCTGTGTCTGGTGCAGTACAAATCAGAGGCGGACTTGGCGTAGCCGGTAACATATGGGCAGGAAATATTCATGCTAACATTGGCGGTAACGTAAGAGCAAATATTCAAGGCAATATTTTTACTTCAGCTCAACCATTTATAACTAGCCTAGGAACACTTACAGGTTTATCAGTTCAGGGTCAAATTAACAGTCGTGATATTGTTCCAGACACAAATTTAACTTACAATATCGGTTCAAGTAATTCTACTAGATACAATAAAATCTGGGCGTTTGATACTGATTTCAGTGGTGCAATGACTTTGGCAGGTGAGGTAACCTCAACTGCTAACATAAATCTTAATAGAGCATCAGTTATAGGAATACAAACTACTACCCCGATTGCAGAAATATTTAATAGTGCAGCAACCACAATAAGAATTGGCAGCGGAGGGATTACCGAATTCAACAGCAACTCTCAGGCTGTAAGTACCTCAACCGGAGCAGTAAGAATTCGCGGCGGCATGTCCATTGCCAGTGGCAATTTGTTTATATCAGGCTCAGCTGGAACAAGTTTAACAGCTACAGGTAATATAATAGTAGGTGGAAGCATTTTACCCACAAACGGAAATTTAACTCATAGCTTAGGTAGTACAACAGCATGGTGGAATAATGTTTATGCTGGTACCTTCAGAGGCGAATCTGTTACGGCGAGATATGCCGACTTAGCCGAAATTTATAAATCAGACGTGCCCTACGAATATGGCACAGTTGTAATTTTTGGTGGATCAGAGGAAATTACTACAACAAACGAACAAGCAGATGTTAGAGTAGCAGGAGTCATAAGTCAAAATCCAGCGTATCTCATGAATAATTCTGCAGAAGGTCTGCCTGTTGCTCTGCGAGGACGAGTACCAGTTCGTATAACAGGTCCAGTATCCAAGGGTGATTTGTTGGTAACATCAACTATACCTGGTTATGCTAAAAGTGTAGGTAGAGATAACAGTTACGGTTTGGCTGTATTTGCAAAAAGTCTCACTGAAGATTATAGAAATGGAACTAAAATAATTGAGGCGGTAATTTTGTAATGAGCACTATTACTTGGTCAACTCCACGTGGCAATTTAGGAACTATACCAGAATCAGAATTTTTTTCCTATAATTTAGAAGCGATTGATAGTGATCAACAACCTCTCTTCTACAGTTTTATAAGTGGCAGTTTACCAGCCGGCCTATATGTGACCCAACAAGGTTTTTTGCGAGGAACTCCGATACTTCTCAGCAATTATGATTCAACACAAATTTTTTCATTCACAGTAAGAGCAACTAATCCCCAAGGACGAGTAGCCGACAGAACGTTTTACGTGACAGTAACAAACAATTCTGGTCCTTCAATTACACTGCCTTCAGATCTAATTGGTGCGTGGTTTGATGGAACATATTTAGAATATCAGTTTCAATACACAGTTGATAATCCTAATTCGGTTCCAGTATTTCAAGTTGTGTCGGGATCGTTGCCACCGGGGGTGTCAATTTCAAGTTCAGGATTGTTGCAAGGTTACGTAGAAATTATTAGTCAAGATATTACACAAACAGGTTATGATGGTTTAAGTAACGACAGCAACATATATGATCCAAAAACAAAAAGCACCGACAGATACTATAATTTTCAACTACAAATATCTGACGGTTTAAAATACGAAACAAAAAATGTTACATTGTTAATTGTAAGTAAAAGAAACTTTACAGCTGATAATGATATTACATTAATTAACAATAGTTTTATTAACATTGATGCGGACAACAATTATAGACCTACAATAATTAATTCTCCAGACAGTTTACCAGTTTTAACTTCCGGAAGTGTCTTTGCATATAGATTTTTAGCGTATGATCCTGATGACGAAGATGTATCCTGGGAAATTGACGAATTGGCTTTTAGCGGATTAGACGATTTAGATTATCCACTTGAACAAATATTAAACGGCAATGGCACAGGAGGCCCTTATACTTTATCTATAGTTCCAATCAATGCTGCAAGAATAGTTGTAAGATTAAACGATATTTTGTTGACAGCATATACTGATTATACCACAGCCGGTGATCAACTTACTTTTACTGGTGCTACTCCCCAGTTAACAGACACTATACAAATTTTATTCATTGAAGTTGATTCTGGTTTCGATACATTGTTATTTGATCAGGGAGCGTCAGGTCTACCGTCTGGATTATCCATTAATGAGCGTACAGGATGGATTTTTGGTACTTTACCAGCACAGGTATCTGAGTTTGTAACTTATACTTTTAGAATTACTGCCTTTAGAACCGCCGACCCAACATTAAAAAGTGATGCGGTTACATTTAATCTAACTGTTCAAAGAACTTTAAATGAGGAAATAGTGTGGGAATCACCTAGTTTCCTTGGTTATATTGATAATGGCACAGTTAGTGAACTAGCTGTGCAAGCTTATAATACTTTAGGGAAAGAGCTTACATATTCGTTTTCATATGACGACCCTTACAAAAAACTACCACAAGGAACCAAATTTTTACCTTCTGGAAGATTGGTAGGAAGAACTACCTTTAGGTACTTTTCTTTAGATGGCACTAATGCTATTTTAAACCTGATTAATACGACAGGATTAGAAGTAGGTATGCAGGTAGCCGGGCCCAATATATCATCAGGCAGTAGAATCATTGCAATTACAAGTGCTACCTCAATTGAAGTAAGGCCTGCAATCTATGTTAAACAAGGAACTCTTTTAACATTTTTTAATTTAGATCAAACAATAACAAAATCAACAACAACAAATGCAGTATCTATTACCATTGATAATGGCAGAACTACATTTGACCAATTAGCAAGATTTACTGTGCTCGCTACAACAACAGATGGTACTTCTTCTGCTAAAAAAGAATTCACCGTAATGGTGAGACCAAGGAATTTGTCACCATTTGAAAACATTTACCTAAGATCATTGCCGTCAGAGCAAGATAGAAATTTATTACGTTCACTTACTACAAACGAAGAAATTTTTACTCCTTCGTTGATTTATAGACCTGATGATGCAAACTTTGGTGTAGTAAAATCTTTCAAATTTTTATTCTTGGCCGGATTACTACCTAGTACAGCAGAATCATTTATAAATGCAATAAGATTCAACCATTACAATAAAGTAATCAATTTTGGAGAAGTAAAAACGGCTCTTGCTAAAAATGAAGATGGCGAGATAGTTTACGAAGTTGTTTATGTTGATGCACAAGACAGCCAAGCATACGACACACTAGGACCAGATTTAGTTATTGATTTAGATATTGCAAATGGTTTCGTGCTTGATGACACCGAGTACCGCACAATTTATCCAAACAGTTTTAACAACATGCAGCTGAGAGTAGAAAGAGCACTTGGGTATTCCAATAGAGGCGCTCTCCCTACATGGATGCTTACCGTGCAAGAAAATGGCAGGATTCCGGGACTAACAAGAGCCATAGTTTTAGCATATGTTAAACCAGGTGCTAGCAAACTTATTGCTTACAGACTAAAGCAAAGTCTAAAAACAAGCGAAGTTAACTTTAGTTTCGTCGCTGATAGATATCAATGGGACAATTATCTGTCAGAATTTTACAACCCAGAAACAGCCAAATTTGAACCAAGTGTGCAAACCACTTTTGACAAGTATATTAATCAATCAACCACAGGCGATATAGTAAGGACTTCGGTTATAACCACAACTGTAAATTCTACAACTATGATTGTTCCAAATTCGGTGAAAGTTGCATATGGTTGGTTAGTTTCAAGTCTCGACGACGAGTCAATTATAGAAGCAAATGTGCAAGTGATTTCTACTACAACTAATGCAATATCAACAGTTTTAGGACTTTCGTCAAATGTATCTGCTACGGCTGGTGCACTGATAAAAATTAATGGGGAAACAAAAGTAGATTATGCAGTTAGCGTACCGTTTAATAGTATCAACAATACACTTTTAAGCAGACTGAGAGCTAGTTTTTACATTGATGGTGTAGTAAATTTCTTAGAGGGTGAAACTCTTATATTTAAAATTCAAGAAGGTTTTGTTGGAGTCGACAACGACGGTTGGGTAGATCAAAACGGTAATATAATACCAGGTTATTTGGAAAAAATTTCAAATTCTTCTGTTATTAACAAACGCAGCGGAGCATGGAAGATTACCTGGGAAGAATTAACCGAAATTGGATTTGATGGTGACGACGTAGGATTTGATGCGCCTTCGGGGGATTTAGTAAATGGGTACTTTGATCAAAGCGGAGATGCCGAAGTTAAATTATTGTTCCAAAACGAAATTGTATTTAATCAGCAAGTTTACATAAGGTCGGGTAAAAGCTATCCAACAAGCATATTAACATACACCACTAGCCAAGGCAGTGCTATTCCATATTTTATTCCAGTAATTACTACAATTAGAACAGCCGAAACCACGTTTGACGGAGGCACCTGTTGTGTGCGTGAGCGTGATATTCAAAGAGGAGCAAAAGGTGTACGTGGTGGCACTAACTTTAGCACCAACAGGGACAAATATGTCAAACCCGAAACTAAGGATAAATATATCAAGTTCCCACAAAATGGAGTTTTTGTATAAATGACAAGCCAAGTTAATCCAAACAATATCGACGGTACCTACCCTGTAGCCGGGCAAGACAATGATAGTCAAGGTTTCCGCGACAATTTTACTAATATTAGAAACAATTTAACATTTGTTAAAGCAGAAATAGAAGATATTCAAAACAAAGCTATCTTTAAAACTGCACTTAATAACACTACCTTAGATAATGAATTTGCAGGTAATATTATTTCAAATCCATCTTTAACTGCGTGGAGAGAAACTTATAATAATATCGGAAGTGCAAGCGGATCTGTAACTGTTAATTTTGCCAATGGTAATTTTCAAAAAATTACAATGGCAGGGGCAATGACACTATCCTTTAGTTTTCCAGCAAATACCAATAATCAGCTTGCATCAATTAAATTATGGATAGTAAATCCAAGTGCAAGTTATACACTTACATTGCCTAGTGCAGTAACTTTAGGAGATCCTGACACTATCGCAGGATTAAGCGGCACGAGCCCTCCTATAATAACTTTTACATCAGCTGAAATAGCAAATAATACCAATTATTTGTTTGAATTCTTTACAGTTGATGGTGGAACCACAATTGGTATTAAAGATTTAATTAGAAACCGTGATGTAGATTTATCAGGTTTTACAATCAGTGGCAATTTATCATTAGACAATGTAACTGCTAGTGGAAGTTTATCTGCTAGTGGCACAGGTATATTTGAAGGAAATATATTAGCCAACTCAAATACCAGTTCTAGTACAACTACTACAGGTGCATTAGTTGTTCGAGGTGGAGCAGGTATTACCGGTGATATAAGAGTGGGCGGTACAGTTTATGCCACTTCTTTTGTTGGTACTGGTGTTGGAGGTAACGTTGTTGCTCCAAGCGGTACGGATTCTACAAGTTCTACAACTGGTGCTTTGGTAGTAGTAGGGGGTGCCGGCGTAAGTGGCAATTTGTTTGTTACTGGCAATGCAGTGTTAGGTTCATCAACAACTAGCAATGTGGTTGTTGCAGCTACTACAACATCAATATCAACTACAACAGGTGCTTTGGTAGTCAGTGGCGGTATTGGTATTGCTGGAAATATTTTTAGTACTGGCAATGCAGTACTAGGCTCATCAACAACTAGCAATGTGGTTGTTGCAGCTACTACCACGTCAACATCAACTACAACAGGTGCTTTGGTAGTCAGTGGCGGTGTTGGTATTGCAGGTAATTTAAATTTACCAGCCGGATCTACTAGTATAGTCCCAATTAGTTTTGGTGTAGGTGCCACTGGCGGTAACATTACCGGAGTACAACAAGGTGCATTTGAAGCCAATCTTGGCGTGGGTGCCACAGGAACAGCCTCCAACGTTTTATACTTTGCACCAACCAATGTTACATCGTCCGGAGAAGCTTTAATTCCAGCTACACATTATTATGTGTTAGGTGGTAATATAGACTTATGGGGCAAAGCTCAATTAAATAGAGTCAATTCAATCACAGAGATACCATTGTTCGGAAATCTTGCTGCGGGCTCTCCTGAATCAAATGCAGGTTTATGGATTGGTAACGTAATGTTAGCTGCTGGCACAACTTACGAAATGGATATGAAAATTCATTGTGAAGCAAGTGCAGCTCTTACCAGTTCGAACATTGCGTTAAAATTCTTAGGAAACGCAACAGTAAGTTATCTGCAATATGATACAGTGTTTGTACCTGCTCGCGGTACAACATCAACTGCGGCTTCGACTACACATTTCTACAACACAGGAATTTTACAAGGATATGGTGCTGCGGCAACAACTATAGCAGCAGCTGGTACACCTTCCAATTTCATGATTAGAGCTAAAGGAATTTTTAGAATCAACGGTCAAGGAACATTGTGTCCTACGTTAAACTTTGGTGTAGCTCAAAGTACTCAAACTATAGCCACTCTAGCAGGTAGTTACATAAAGTGGACCCCAGTTGGTACAGCAGCTAACATAGCTATTGGTACTTCAATGGGTGCACCATGGGCAGGTGGTGTAGGATACTAATATTCTAAAAAGTTGACTCCTAGCTTTGCATAGTTTATAATTGTGCAAACTAGGAGTTTTTTATGACTGTAGATTTGAATAGATACAAAGAATTTGTCGAAGCAGTAACTTCCAAACCCTCAAACAATCTTACCACATTTATCAATCGGTTGGATACCCTAGATGCTAACTTTGATTACGATAAAGATGCTCATGGCCCGGATATAAATGTTCCTTTATTGCTTACAGCAGCACTAGGACTAGCGGCCGAAACAGGCGAATTTTGCGAAATACCAAAAAAGATATACTTTCAAGGTAAGCCTTTAACTGAAGAAAATGTTTTTCATATGAAGCGTGAATTGGGCGACATCATGTGGTATTGGGCCAATGCTTGCCGTGCTTTAAATTTAGATCCTAACGATGTCATTGAAGAGAACGTAAATAAATTGAAAGCACGTTACCCGGGCGGCGAATTTGATGTACATCACTCCGAAAATAGGAGAGAAGGAGACTTGTAATGCATCCACTAGTAGGAAACTTAGAAGAACTTTCAAACGAAGAATTGCACAAAAAATATAATGATTTAATGGCGAAGTTTAATCAAGCTCATAGACATGGTCCAACTAGTGTGATTCCACAAATGCAGTTGATACTAGAAAACTACAAGTTTGAAATGGAAAAACGTAATCGCAAAACACTTGAAGAAATTGAACAAAAAAATAATAAATTTAAAGGTATAATTGATATTCAATGAAATCAGACAATTTTGGTCAAGTTTACGTATCAAGTAAAGAGCTTTGTGATATTTTATATACACAACCAGAAATTGATATAGGCCAATTTTTCGTAGAAGATTGGGATCAATACAATAGTTCCGTTAAAACAACGTTTTCCAATTTACCTTTAGTTAAAGAGTATCATCCATTACCAGGCAACTATTCCTTAGATATGTTTCATAATACAAACCAAACAACATGGAACATGCCCGAGGACTATGCTACATTAGACATAGCACAATGGATATTAGATCAATGCAACACTCAAGAGGAATTACAGCGTGTAGGCCAAGAGTTACTTTTATATCAAGAAAGAAATTTATTCCCGCTGCTCAAACAACTGAAATATGTAGTAGATACATGGAGAAAATACAATATAGTTTGGGGAGTAGGTCGCGGATCAAGTGTGGCTAGTTATGTGCTATATTTAATTGGAGTTCATAAAATTAACAGCATATATTATGATTTAGACATAGCCGAATTTTTACGATAAATAGGTACAAGGAGATTTAGATGAAAAAGGTATACACAACAGCAAATGGTAAGCAAGTTAATCTTGACGCACTCATTTCAGACAATGAGCAAACTATCGCAGTAGGAAACATGAAAGTCAATGCCCGGGGAGACAAACTAGGACCTGGTGGTAAAATTGAACAGACTAAAGAACAAATTATGAAAGAGTATTATAAACTAAACACTCCGGTTGCAGTAGACACACCACCGCAACCCCATCAATCCAAAAAGTCAAAAGATCTAACCGACGATTGGGTAGAACCAACTAGTGATACAGATTTTGAAAGTGCTCCGACTGCAACAGATTCAAAACCTAGTTTACGTGGTAAACTAGCAGATTCTGTATCACAATCAAAAGTAGTTGAAAAAACTGAAGTTAAAAAAACTGGTCCATCAAGAATTTAATAAGAGGTTATAATGAAATTAGACAATCCGTTTGATCAAAAACGAGGATATCAATTTGGCTTGGAAATTAACGGCGAAATTAAACCGTTGCATGATAGTATTATTGTTTCAGACATGAGTTTCGAAGCTAGACAATTATCTAGCGGTATAGTGTTATTAGGCGATGATGGTAAAACTGACGGCATACGTCCACGTTGGGGCAAGGTATATGCTGTTGGTCCAGAACAACAAGATGTTGCAGTAGACCAATGGGTGCTTATAGAACATGGTAGATGGAGTCGAGGCGTAAAAATTTTAAAAGACGGTGAAGAAATTGTAATCCGTCGTGCAGACCCCGAAGCCATTATTTTTGTTTCAGACACTGAACCAGATAACGTAGATTCAATTTCAACAGCAGTTCACGCAGAACGTCGCACAAGAGAACAATACGAATGATATCAACATTACCATTGCGAAGAGCTCATAGACTTGAGCTGACTGATTACGGCCATGAAGACCATTGCATTTGGTTAGAAATGGATCATCAATTTGAACGTGTTCCTAGTTTTAAAGAAATTTTTGATTACTATGCAGTAAAAAATTATTGGAGTAAATGGATTACTCCGGGTATGACTTGTATAGATATTGGGGGACATTCGGGTGATACTGCTATTCCTATGATGGTATACAGTCGTGGCACAGTATTAACAGTTGAGCCAAACCCTACTATCAGACCCTACTTGGAACTAAACTGTCATATTAACAGGCACTTGGGTGGTACTTTTGTTGTTGCCTCGGAAGCTGTCACTGACAAGAATGCAGATAATTTAACTTTCAAGGATCATCATAATGGCATGTGTAACGGAGGACTAATTGGCGAAAATTGGGATGCAGAAACACAGGCCAAAATGGCCGGAATGAGTGGCGACAGTATTCAAGTTTCAGGCATGACTTTGGAATCCATGCTAGAAAAATATCTAACCAACGACGAAATAGCTAACATTGGCTTTATCAAAACAGATACAGAAGGACATGATATAGAAATTATTCGCAATATACGTGATATTCTTGTACAATATAAACCTGTGCTGTTTACAGAATGGTTCGCTCAGTATAGTCAAGCAGATTCTCAAGAACTATTTCGAGTAATCAACGATGCAGGCTATGTTGCACTGAATCCTTATACAATGGAAGAAGCAGATGTAGAAATTCGCAGTGAAGATTTATTATGTTTACACAAAGATAATCTATGAAAGAACTTTGGACTGAAAAGTATCGCCCACAAACACTAGATGGATACGTGTTCACTGATCCTGCACAACGTGAACAAATAGAACATTTTGTTCAAGAAAAAAGTGTTCCTCATTTGTTGTTTACTGGACCAGCTGGTACAGGAAAAACCACATTGGCTAAAATTTTAGTCAATAGTTTAAACATTGATCCTTATGACTTTTTACAAGTGAATGCCAGTCGAGATAACGGTGTTGACTTTTTAAAAAGCAAAATTGAAGGCTTTGTTAGTACGTTGCCATTTGGTGATTTAAAAATTGTGCTACTAGATGAAGCAGACTATCTGTCGCATAATGCACAGGCCATCCTACGTGGACTAATGGAGACTTATCAGAGTCAAGCAAGATTTATTCTCACTGCCAATCTTGCTCACAAAATTATTGGTCCTTTAAAAAGTCGTTGTCAGCAAATTGTCATTGACAAAACAGATCAAACTGAATTTACTAGTAGAGCAGCAACAGTATTAATCACCGAAGGTATTGAATTTGACTTAGATACTCTTGACAGCTATGTTAAAGCAACTTATCCAGACTTACGTAGTTGTTTAAAATTGCTTCAAACAAATAGTATATCAGGCACACTCTCAATATCACGAAGTTCAAGCAATTCTGGCAGTACCGATTATAAACTTGATGTAGTTAACTTATTCAAGCAAGGAAAAATTCGCGAAGCTAGAACATTATTTTGTTCAAATACGTCTGCTGATGAATGCGAAAGTGTATTTACTTGGATGTATCAAAATCTAGATCTCTGGGCATCCACGCCCGAAGGTCAAGACGAAGCAATCAAGATTATACGTAAAGGTGCAGCAACTCATTCTTTAGTAGCAGATCATGAAATCAATCTTTCTGCCACATTTGTTGAATTAAGTCAAATATGAAAAAACAATCAATTTATCTAGTAGCAAATTATACTGCTAAACCAAAAAATCCTGCAAAAACACATATCAAAGGATACATGAAAGATCCTGCAAATGTGCGTTATGATGAACAGGTACACATTAGTACAAAACTGAGACCAAAAGATATTACTAGTGCTAAAATAATTATGAACTTGAGCGACAAGGTTGTCCAGGTGAACAATTTCAATCACAACAAAGACTTTAACGAATTGTTCAAGTATTTTTTCAAGGGTTATCACAAATACATCACAGACATCATGGTCCAACTTGACGCAGAATATTTTAGTTCAATGTTAGACGAACTACAGGCAGAAGTAGACGCTGAAAAGAATGAAGAAGTTCAAGCTTAGTGAAAGCGGTGCTAGAGGTTGGTTTATTGGCAACTTCCCTAACGCTGTAGTACGTACTCAAGACTTTGAATGCTGTTGGCAATCCAATCCAGCTGGCGCAAAAGATCGTCCGCATGTACATAAAATAATTACCGAAGTTCAATTGATTACTCGAGGTCGTATGATTATCAATGGCATAGAATTTGGTCCAGGAGACATTTATGTTTCTGAACCAGGTGAATCATACTATGCAGAATATTTAGAGGATACTGAAGTTGTTGCAGTTAAATTTCCCAGCATTCCTGACGATAAATATTACGTATGAACCCCAAAATGCTTAAAGCCATGCGTCAAAAAAGAAAGCGGGAAATTGATCCTAATGCTCCTCCGCGACCCAATCTCATGAGACACGATGTCAAGCTCAAACAACAAGACGAGATAATTGATAGAATGAACAGAGAAGTGCATTATCTGAAAGATACTGTAAGAAGATTAGAAAACAAACTGTTTAATCAAACAAATTATCTTGACGCATTACACAATAAACTAAGAAAACAATGACAACTTTGTATTTAGATATGGACGGAGTTGTGGCAGACTTCGACGAGTATGCCCATCGAACTTTGGGATTGCCTCCTAGTGCCGGCATTTATCCCGATGATCAATGGCAAATTTTAGCTGAAAATAAAAGAATTTATCGAGATTTAAAGAAAACTATCTACGCAGATCAATTGGTTGATGAGTGTAAAGATTTAACTTTAACTAAAGAATTTGATTTGCGTTTTTTGACCGCGGTCCCTAAGGCCAACGACATTACATGGGCCTTTTATGACAAAGTCATATGGGCACAAACCTATTTTCCGGGTATACCTGTGATGTTTGGTCCTTACAGCAAAGACAAGTGGCAACACTGTTTTCCGGGAGACATTCTAATAGATGATAGATCAAGCAATATAGATGAATGGCGTGCAGCAGGTGGCATCGCCATTCATCATGTTGGTTTTGATTCTACACTATATGAACTTTTTAAGCTGTATTAATCCTCCCCGTAAAGTTTAAGAACTTCAGCTACAGCAGGATGCCTACGAACATCCTTGACTGCAAATTCCACGCCAGCAATGTATTGGCTGTCAAAGTTTTTAATTAGTCTTTGAAAGTCCAATAATCCGTTGTCCTTGGCCCTACGGTCGGCCTGCTGCGTATCACCTGTTACGACCATCTTGGAGTTTTCGCCTAGTCGAGTTAGCAGCATCTTCATCTGACTTGGTGTCGCGTTTTGCATTTCGTCTGCAATAATCCACGAATTTTTAAATGTCCGCCCTCGCATGTATGCTAGTGGAGCAATCTCAATATATTTTTCTTCTAGCAGACGCGATACCTCTTGTGGTCTATAATACTCCTCTATGATATCAAAGATGGGTCTAGTCCATGGCTCCATCTTTTGATTTAGTGTACCCGGCAAAAATCCATGTTGCTCGTCATCAACGCCTACTGCGGGCCTGGTAATTACAATTTTAGAACATTCTCCTGCTCTAAATGCTTTTAGCGCGGCCAACACAGCCAGCATAGTTTTACCTGTACCTGCCGGGCCTGCGGCAAAAACTATTAAGCGTTGGGGATTTTCTAGTAAATCTATATATTTTTCTTGGTTAAGACTTTTAGGAATAAGTTGTATGGTACGACGTTGTTTTTGGTACGAATCAATATTGCTTACTACTGCCAATTGTGCTGCTTCGCTTCTGCGACGTTTGCTCAAGAGTGCCTCCTTTATAATTGGTGGATCTGTCATAGCCCGAGCTCCTTAGAGTGGGCTTCGCATCTTTTTATCAAGTCCACATGATTATTTAAAGATCTAAGTTTTTATGATTAACAGCATTTTAATCACTTGGAAATGAGACTAAGTAAAAGACTGTAGACCAGTATTTGCCAATTGAAAATAATTAAATCTAATTAGAATAAATAACTGTATGGCACAAGACATTTCCGATATTTTAGAAAACTTAAAAACTATCACAATGACAGATAGTTCAATCAACACACTGTTGGATTTTGAACGTGTAATCGACGAGCTTGATGTGTATACATTTGATAACTGGAAAAAGGGCGAACTAGTAGCTGGCCCAAAGTATGAAAAATATTTTGTTACATGTACTTTTATGTGGCCTTACAAATTAATGCCCGATCCTCGTGGCGGCGAACGTTTGCTTGATTATGGCTGCGAAATAAAGTACAAAAAGGATCACCTTGTTTATCCAATAAAAGTTGAAGATCCTAACGATTTTCAACCCGGAACTAAGGTTCCTAAGATGAATCGAATTCCAGTGTGGCTAGTAGAAATTGTTATGCCAAAACAGCTGATGCAAGAAATCAATCAAGGTAGTGTAGAATTAGAAAAAGACAGCGTAGACGCAGAAGATATTGAACAAAGCTATGAGGAAGGCTTGGATGATAATATCTACAAAACCGATACTGATGCGTCAACACAAGTACAGGCAGGGGTTTAATATGCTAAACGAAGGACTTGAAAAAAACGATTTAAAAAGGCTTGTAAAACCAGAATTGCACGTAGATGAATTTAGAAGTAAAATGGGTAAAGATGAGGATATTATTGTCCTAAGCTTTAAAGTAAATGGCCGGGCACCTGCCAATGATTTGGTTAATTTCATTGAAAAAGGGTATGAATGGGTAGTAGACGCCGACATTAGTGCTGGCGAAATGGATGACGGTGATTTTCTGGTGTTTGTTGAATGTGACCGTACTCCCCAAGCTGCTGATGAAATTATAAAAATGTTAGAAGATGTAACTAATCTAACAGATCAAAAAATTGAAGATTGGAAATTGCAGTTTAGATCAAATCCTAGCCTATTAGATGTGTCAATTGAAAATATCCAAAATAACTTAGCTTTAACACCACAAGATTACATTGCTCGTCACGGTGATAAAAAACTGGACGAAATGCGTACCGCAGCAGGAGTGCCAGTAACTACTCGAGCTCCTATCAACGATCATACACAAACCATAAGAAGCCTAGCCGGCATTCTTTAACCAAAATAGCATAAATACTGTTAGTTCAACTAACAGTATATTATGTGGCTTTTACATTTACTACCTGATTCATTAATTCTTTTTATAACTTACGCCATGCTTTTCTTTGGATTAGCAGGCTTAATAGTGGGTTTTTTACTCAATAAATTTGCAGTCAAAATTGTTTCATTGATCATTTTCTGCTGCGGCATTTATTGGTACGGCGGATATTCTACGGAAATGCAGTGGCGTGCTAGAGTTGAAGAGATGGAGGCCAAAGTCAAGCTAGCCGAAGCCAAGTCACAGCAGGCCAACGAAGAGATAGAGCAGCGAGTAGTTGAAAAAACAAAAGCTGTGCGTGATAAAGGTCGCAAACAAGTAGAGTATATTCATAGATTAGTTGAAGGCAAAACTGTTGAAATAGTTAAGGACATGAGTGAACAAGAAAAACAGGTGTTCTTGGCTAAACAAAAAGAATTACAAGATGCACTTAAAAATTGTCCTGTTCCGAGGATTATTGTAGAAGAACATAATAAGGCAGCAGATCCAAAATGAAAATTATAGTGTTATTCATATCTTTATTACTAGTGGGTTGTTCAACAACAGTCCCTGTAGTTGCCAAATTCCCAGCAGCGCCAAAGTCTTTAACACAACCTTGTCCTCCACTACAAAAAATAGAAGGTGAGCAAGTTTCAATTGTTGATTTACATACCAAGGTAGTTGAAAATTATACTCTATATTATGAATGTTCAATCAAGGTTGAAGAATGGAACGCATGGTATACCAAACAGAAAAAAATATTTGAGGAAATAAAATGACCCAAGAGCAAGAAGCATGCCCCAAATGCGGCGGCAAACATAACTAAAAAGGACTAACTAAATGGAACTAACCAAAGAGCAGCTAAGAGAACTTCTACCAAAAAATCCCTACATTGACCATTGGCATCGTGCCTTGAGTCAATTGCTACCAGATTATGAAATTAATACACCTCAAAGAATTGCTGCCTTTATGGCACAGTGCGCTCATGAGAGTGGTAATTTTGTTTTCCTTACAGAAAATTTAAACTACAAAGCAGAAAGCCTAATGAAAATATTTGGCAAGTATTTCAAAGACATGGCAACTGCCAAGGCTTATGAAAAAAAGCCAGAAAAGATTGCTAATAGAATTTATGCTAACCGTATGGGCAATGGCGACGAGGCAAGTGGAGATGGATATCGTTATCGTGGTCGCGGTCTAATTCAATTGACTGGTAAAACAAACTACACCTGGTTTGCAGCTTCATTAGAAATAAGTGCAGAAGAAGCAGCCGAATACACACAGACCTTTGAAGGTGCAGCACAAAGCGCCTGTTGGTTCTGGGAAACTAACAAGTTGAACAATGAAGCCGACAAAGGCGACATCAAAACAATGACTAGAAAAATCAATGGCGGCTTCATTGGCCTTGATGACCGCATCAAGCACTATAACCATGCACTGCACGTATTAGGAGTTCATTAATGAAATATCTGTCACTATTAATACTACCATTATTAGTGGCTTGCTCGGAAGGTTATCGTTATCCTTGCCAAGATCCAGATAATTGGGAAAAGAAAGAATGTAAAAAACCATGGTGTGCGGCAAATGGTACTTGTCCAGAAGATCTGACACCTTATGAAAAAGACAAAGTAGGCGGAGCGCCAGGTAATCCAAACTTACAGCCTGCGCCACAGGCACCACGAAAAGGAGAATGTAAATGATTAAAGATATTTGGGAAGGCCCAAGATATACAACCGAAGAACTAAATGCAAGATTAAAATTCTTTATTGGCATTGTATTGGGCTTAACACTATTTGGTATTGTATTTGTAGTGTTATACAGTTTGATTTTTGTAACTCAACCAATGAATGGTATGAGTCCAGTAGATAATAAGTTTTTTGAACTTATTATTCCTATTGCCACATTCTTGACTGGAACATTATCGGGTATTATGTTAGCAGGCGATGACAAAGAATTGCGAGCAAAGGCATTAGAAGCAGCCAACAAGCCGCCTCCGCCAAGTGCTCCACCACCTGCACCTACTAGAATTGAACCAACATTGGGCGGATTTGGTGTGCCAGCAGCAGGAGCATTTGGAGTGGCTGATCCGACTCCATTGGCATCACTGGCTGATGCAGCATTAAGTAGCTTTACACCCAGTGTAGGCGCAGGGTTCGGTGGTAAGGAAGCACCTGTGCAACCAGATCATCCGGAGCGATAATGCTGTTTTTAGTCAAAATGCTTTCGGGTGAAAATGAAGCCAATCCAAGTAGTAAAAGAGTAATTACTTTTTTAGCTTTTCTACTTGTATCGATTGGTTTCATTGCAGAATTATTTTTTGAAAAAAAAGTAAGCCCGCAAACATTTGACGCAATGATGTACATAGTATTAGGCGGACTGGGTTTTACAGCATCAGAAAAATTTACTAAAAAGGGGACACCAAAATGAAAAAACTATTAGCAATTGTATTAGTAGCTTTAATGCCTGTGGCATTTGCCGCAGAAGAGAAACGAGTTTGTGTCAAGGAATTTGATAACAAAACCAACAAAGAAAAAGAAGTTTGCAAAACAATCAAGGTACATAAGAAGTTAGAAGGTACCAAAATTGAAGATGCAAAAAAAGACGGTAAAAAATAATCAACAATTATTTTTAGATAACAAGCCCAGTTTAACTGGGCTTTTTTTGTTTGACAAACTGTTTTAAAAGGTATATAATTGTACTATGACTTATTACGACACCTTAGGAATTTCAGAATCTGCCAGTCCGGATGAAATTAAAAAGGCTTACCGTAAACTAGCCAATCAACACCATCCTGACAAAGGCGGCGATACAACAAAGTTTCAACAAATTCAATCTGCTTACGATATACTGAGCGACGATAATCGCAGAGCACAATACGATGCCGAGCGTCGTGGTATGGGCGGATTTAGATTTTCTGTCAATGGTCAAGACTTTGGCGGCGGTGTTCCACCAGAAATGGAGGACATGCTGAGAAACTTTGGTTTCAGTTTTGGACCAGGATTTGCTAGTCACGGTGATCCTTTTTCTGTTTTTAGACAACAGAGAAAAAACAAAGACATTCAAGTTGGAATATCAGTGCCATTGGCAAGTACCTTGGATGCACAAGAAAAAACAATTAGCGTTCAAAGTACCAACGGAGAACGTTATTCAGTAAACGTGCAAATTCCTCGTGGGGTTAGACCAAACAGTGTAATCAAGTTCCCTAATTTGGGTGATAACTTTTTTGGAAGTTTACCTCGGGGTGATTTGTATGTAAGAATACAGGTCGAAGGAGATCCAAGATTTTTAGTTGATAACGTTGACTTGATTAAACTTCATGAAATCGATTGTATAAGTGCAATTGTAGGAACAACACTAGCAGTAGAGGGACTTGATGGCAAGAAATTTGACTTGCAAATACCCCCAGGAACACAGCCCGGTAGTAAGTTAAGAATACCCGGTCAAGGTTTGTATGTAATGAATCAAAGCAACAGAGGTAATTTGATTGTTCAACTTGGCGTGTATGTTCCGACCAATTTGAACATTGACCAAATCAAGAGTCTCAAAAGTATTTTCAACATTCAATAAATATTTTTATGTTACAAACTAACCCAGAAATTGATTTAATTGTTTCAGAAGCTATTGATATAGCCAAAAGTTATAGTCATGAGTATGTGACCTTGGAACATGTTTTTCTCTCAATGATTAGATTCAATCCATTTAGAGAATTTTTAACTAACTTTGGTGTTGATATAGAAGGGCTAGATGCAGATCTAGCGGCCTATATAGAAAATCAAACTTACCTTGTAGCAGAAAATATTGAGCCAAAAAAAACTCATGCACTTGAAAGAACATTTAACAGAGCTTTTACACAAGTGCTGTTCAGTGGAAGGACTCATGTGCAAATTATGGATTTGTTTTTGAGTATCAACTCGGAATCAAATAGTTACGCACACTACTTTATTGTAAAATATCAACTTGAACGTGGCAAGTTAATCGAACAATATAATAAACTTTATAAAACAGAAGCAAACAAAGCAGTAGTCAGTAATGCCCAAGCTGATAAAATTCTCGAACACTACTGTACAAATTTAAACAAGCTGGCCACCAATAACAAAATTGATCCAGTTATTGGTAGAGACAATGAAACCAATGAAATCATTGAAATTCTAGCACGTAGAAACAAATGTAACGTTTTAATGATTGGCGATCCGGGTGTTGGAAAAACTGCTATTGCAGAAGGATTGGCCCTTTCAATAGTCAATGAGCTGGTGCCGGACTATCTCAAAAACTACACAGTATACAATTTAGATATCGGGAGTTTGCTTGCTGGTTCCAAATACCGTGGTGATTTTGAAGAAAAAATTCACGAAATTATTAATGCTTTAAATTCCAAAGAAAAAACAATTTTGTTCATCGACGAAGCACATCAAATGCGTGGTGCGGGTGCAGGAAGCCAAAGCAGTGTGGATTTTTCTAACATGATAAAGCCTGCTCTAAGCAAAGGCAAAATCAAAGTAATAGCTTCAACCACATGGGAAGAATATACTCAAAGCTTTGAGAAAGATCGAGCTTTGATGCGACGCTTTCAACGTGTAACCATTGATGAGCCATCTGTTAAAGTTGCCAAAGAAATTTTGTTTGGCTTGCGTGGGCACTTTGAAAAGTTTCATGATGGTATCGTAACAGACGAAGCTATTGAATCAGCTGTAGATCTTAGTGTGCGTTTCCAAACTGACAAGAAACTACCAGACAAGGCCATTGATCTAATCGATGCTTGTTGTGCAAAATTAAAAATCAAGTATAACAATTTGGAAAGCTGGCAAGTAACAAAAGCCGATGTAGTATCTGCTATTAGCAATATGACCAAGATCCCAGAAGATCAAATTGGTAATGTCACACAGTCAAAAGTAATGACAAATTTGGACGTACAAATCAAAGACAAACTTTTTGGTCAAGACCGGGCAGTTGATAGTGTATTAGAGAAAATTTATGTAAGCCGTGCAGGACTTAAAGCTATTAACAAACCAATTGGCAGTTTCTTATTTTCAGGCCCAACTGGCACAGGTAAAACAGAACTAGCAAAACTGCTATCAGAATCTCTAGGCATGAAATTGTTGAGATATGATATGAGTGAGTATCAAGAAAAACACGCAGTGGCTAAACTGATTGGTGCACCTCCGGGCTACGTAGGTTACGATGATGGCAATCTAGGCGGTGGCTTGTTAGTTAGTGAAATTGAAAAAAATCCTAACTCAATAATACTAATGGATGAAATTGAAAAAGCACATCCTGATGTTAGCAACGTGTTATTGAGCATGATGGACGAAGGTATAGTTAGTAGTAGTAACGGTAAGAAGGCCAGCTGTCGCAACTCTATTATAATTTTAACTTCCAACTTGGGTGCTGCTGACAATGAGAAAAACACAATTGGCTTTACACAAAATCTAGAGCGCACAGACGAAGATGATAAAGCAATTAAAAACTTTTTTGCTCCAGAATTTAGGAACAGACTAGATGGTGTAATTAAGTTTAACAAGCTAAATGAACTGAGCATGCGTAAGATAGTTGGTAAGTTTATTACAGACATCAATGATTTACTAATTGATAAACAGCTAAGAATTAGGCTTACAGAGTCAGCAGTGGATGAATTAATCAAACAAGGATTTGATAAAAAACTGGGTGCCAGACCTTTACAACGCAAAATAAATGAACTTATTAAAGTTCCGTTGAGTAAAATTATTTTATTTGACAATTTAAACACAGGCAATATAATAGTAGTAGATTATAATAAAGAGTTTACTTTTTTACCAATTTCATCAACTGACCCAACATACAGAATTGACACTAATGGATACATTGTTTTGGAAGAATCTATCTCCTAACATCGAAACACTTTCATCTACTAAACAGTTTTATAATCAATATTATTTTAGATTAGATATCTACGCACCAGGATGCAAAAGCATTCGCTGTGACGATGTTAATTACGACATAGATCGTCGTAAAGATTGGGTTAGAGATTATAGACGTCAAGGTTCGTGGTGGAATAAAAGATTGGCTGAATATTTGCAACACGCAGATGTCGGATTTTTATACAGTCTTAAAGATTTGTATTACGAATATCCAGATGTCAAAATTCGTACAGAAGAACCAAAGGTATCTGTGTATGCCACGGATGAACTAGTACTACAATCTGTAGCTAAGTCTATGGATCCGGTATATAGAGATAATCTAACATCCATTACAGGTCCTGCAGATGAAAAAATCAAAGCATTACTTGATCAACACGTAGTTTTAGTTAAAAAACCTCCCAAGTTTAGATATAGAATTTGGCTCAGAGAAAAACAATTTGACGTAGGAGTAAGGCACCAGGTACTTGCTTACCTTGATAGTCTTGGCGATTTGGTAAGAATTTCAGACCACTCTAGAGACAACTTAGAAAAAGAACATAACTGGATTTGGGGAGCAAATTTTTACACAAACGATAAACATGTAGCAACCTTCCTTACACTAATTCATCCAGATTTGATTAGAGAAGTTTCAGAGCTGGTTTGCTTGGATAATAAATAATCATATTATTCAAGGATTGCTACAATGGCAAAAGTACATGAAGAAGTGATTGTAATCACAATCAGTAAATTAGTTAAAGACAGTGACGCAGCAGATGTGCCCGATCTAGCAAATGCAGAAATTATTGCAGCGTTAGGATCCGTGGCCGAAGAGCTTTTTGGCAGCGGCGTTGTTGTTGAAGTCAACAAAGCATAATCAATTTAACCAAGAGAGAAATCAATGACCAAAAAAATAATTGGAGATAAGTCCTCTACGCAGGCAAGCGCAGTAGCGGCAATTAAAGCAGCAGCAGCACAACGAGCCACCGGAGAAACACCCAGTCCACAAGATGCAGTTTCTTTAATTAAAGCGGCCGCAGCAAAACAATCATCTGCCCCTCAACAACAGGGTGTTCCTTTTGATTTTACCAAGTGTCATTTACACATAGGTATGCCTTGTTATGGTGGTAATGTAAGTGAGCCTACTATGACTTCGTTGCTTAGATTTATTTTGATGGCTCAACAGGTTGGATTAAATTGGTCGCTTGATACTATGGTTAATGAATCATTGGTCACACGAGCTAGAAATAATTTAATGGCAAAAATGATGACTAATCAAAGTGCCACACATTTTATGTTTATTGATGCTGATATTCGATTTCAGCCAGAATCAATTTTACAAATGATGGCCTGCGACAAGGATGTGATTGGTGGTCTATATCCCAAGAAAGCATTACCAGTAAACTATGTGATCAATCTAAAGCGTGAAACCAAAGTACAGGGAGATATTTTTACTGTGGATACTATGGGCACAGGTTTCTTGCTATTCAAGCGTCACGTATACGAACAGCTATGTGCAGCTCATCCTGAAACAAAGTATGTGGATGACGTAGGTTTAGGCAAACAATACGAGCCTACCATGTACAGTATTTTTGATGTAGCCATTGACGAAAAAGGTCATTACTTGAGTGAGGATTGGTTGTTCTGCCGTAGATGGAGTGCGCTAGGTGGAGAAATCTGGGCTCATGGCAAAGTATTGCTCAATCACATTGGTCACTATGAATTTGTGGGTGACTTAAGCAAGATGCCACAATTTGCGCAGCCACACGGGCAAGCACCACAAATCGAAGCAGGTCCAGCTGCATTACAAGATGCAATTAAGATGGCACAAAAGGCTCCTGCCTAAGGATTAGATTATGTCTAACAACGAAACATTACATTTTAAAATTGGGCTTAGTGGCACCTTGGCTACAAAGTCTCCAGAATTTAAAATATTAATTGACGATAAAGAATGCTTTAACGGCAAATTAAACAACCCAGATAATGTCACAGAGTATTTTGAATTTGACGCTGAAATTGAAGAAGGTGAACGTAACTTAGTAATAGAATTCTTTAATAAAGAAAGTCATGACACACGTAAAAATGAAGCTGGGGAAATAGTGTCTGATTTGTTGTTAAACATAGATACTATAGAAATTGACGACATTGATTTAGCAAACCTTAAATGGACACTAAGCGATTACTATCCATCTTACCCTAAGAATTATGCAGATGAATATAATCCACCAAAGTTAGTTAAAAATTGCGTAAATCTTGGTTGGAATGGGCGGTGGATTTTGCCTTTCCAAAGTCCCTTTTACATTTGGTTGTTAGAAAACATATAAGCTAAATATAGCAATAGAATGGTAAACCATGTTTATTGCTAACTTATTTGAAAATTACATTACAGAGGCTGGACCGCAACTGGTGGTACTATACCCAGGGCGTTTCCAGCCTTTTCATTTAGGGCACAGAGAAGTTTTTGCTAGCCTGCAAAATAAGTTTGGTAGAGACAGTGTTTTTATTGCTACTAGTAATAAAACAGAACTACCAAAAAGTCCATTTAATTTCAGCGATAAAACAGTATTCATGAATGCAGCTGGTATTTCTTCTGACCGCATATTAGAAGTATCAAGCCCTTACAAATTACCCGAACAATTTAATCCAGCCAACACTATTTTTATAGTGGCCGTGGGTGCACCTGATAGAGACAGACTCAAACCAGACTCTCTTAAAAAAGATGGCAATCCAAGTTATTTTAAAACATTTACTAATATATCTGAATGTACCACTGCTGATCAACATGGCTATGTGATCATAGCAGAAGAAAGACACAAAGTTATAGAAATAAACGGCCAAAAAGTAGACGTAAGTCACGGCACACAAAGTAGAGCAGCTTGGAATAGTGTACGTAACGATCCCAAACAAAGAAGTCAATTTTTGCTGCAAATGTATGGGCGAGATGATCCTGAACTAGGACGTATACTAGATAAAATTCCTACAAATGTGAACGAAGAGGCAGCGGGTGTTGGTGTAGTCAAAAATAGTAAAGATCCCAGATATGTCATGGCAACCATGGGCGATGATAACGACGTTACAGCAGCTACCTTGCCTCGAATGATGGCAGGATATCACCTCACTAAAAAGTATAAAAAACTAAAAGAAGAAATTGATGTACTTAAAGAAAAATGGTCAGCCAAGTACAAACGCAGTATAAATTGTAATAATCCACGTGGTTTCAGTCAAAGAGCACATTGCCAGGGCAGAAAGAAACATGGATGATTTTAAACACATAAAAATTAATGTAGAATGTCATAAAGTAGAAAATGCTGTTTACAGAATCTACGTGGATAATGATTTAATTACCGAAAGAACATTTATTTGGCCTGGATATAAAAATTATATACGAGAAAATATTATTTGTCTTTTGGATCCAGGTGAGCATACGCTGACTCTTGAAAATTGTAGTAAACATGGATATTTTGATATTACAGATTTCACATTAAATGATAGTAATACTGGTTTAATTAGTATTAAAGGCGACGACTCCTACACTGGCAGAATTATCACATTTCAAGTCAATCAATAAATACTTTATAAACGGATTTAACAATATGAAACCAACAGAATTTATAGTAGAAAATAGCGTAATCGCACAAGAAGCAGATGACATGCATCGCGACCATGAAGTGCAAATGGCCCGTAGTCAACTATATAGTACAGCACAGGCAGCTATCGAAATACACAAATTGCTTAAAAATGTAAGCGAAATGGAAGGCCTCGAAGGTTGGGTACAGACTAAAATTGCTATAGCAAGTGAGTATTTAGAAAGTGTTCGCGATTATTTAAAATACGAACAAGTTAGTCAAGATCAGGAAATGATGCCTTTTGCCGAAAGTGCCGCAGATTATGCTTTGGACCAAATGTTAAACGAAACGGCCAGTGCTGGTGCAAGCGGTGCAGGCGGTATTGCTACCAGCATGGCAGGACCAGCTGGCAAACCCAGCACAGGTAAACCTAAAAAAATTGCCAATGCACACAAGGCTAAAAAAATTGCAGTAGGCAAAGGTGTTTACTAATGAGTGCGATGCGTGACCTTCTTGAAAAAATGACTTTTGCTGGACAAGCAGTAGGTCAGAAGCCCGGCGATCAGGTACGTGGCAGTGAGCCTATGCCTCGAAAAGGTGGCGGTAAAAAACATCCTTATGCAGGTAGGTTGGTAGGCGGCGACGAAAGTGTGGAAGAAGACCTAGAAGAAAGTCTACGTCGTCAATTTATGGAATATGGTGCCCAAGGTTCTGCCATCGGAAACGACAGTGGTGTTACTAATGCAGATAGAGTCATGCGAGCACAGGAGAAGCAAGCTGGTAAACAAAACACAATGGCACAAATATCCGGCCTGGGTAACGAATTAAAAGTGGCCAGAGCTCAACTTTCTCAATTGAATAGATCCATGCCCCAAGGTGCAAGCCCTGCGGAAAAGGCAGCAGCACTACGAGATATTCAAGCACAAAAAATAGGCATTCAATCGCAAATCAAAGGTCTGTCTTCACAAATAGCAGATTTGAGATCACAATCATTTTAGAGATAGAAAATGTTACTTTCCGAATTTATAAATTTAAAAGAAAAACCCGGATGCAACATGACCGAATCAGGTCGTGCCTGTGCTGTACACGGATTAAACGAATGCCCTGGTTATAAAATGATTGAAGATTCTGCCAGAGAAAAGTTGCACAAACGTCATCAAGAGCTACGTAAAAAATCTGGCTTGCCTGATCCTGAATATTACAAAGAACTTAAAGCCAGTTATGATTTACCTGATCAAGAAAGACTGGCTCGTGTAAAAGAAATAAAGAAAAAGTATAATGTCAATGAAGGCGGTCCATTCAGTTACGGTGCCAAGAAGCCTAGAAAAGGTAGTGTGGCAGATCTTGCTGCAAAGAAACGACAAGAACAGGAACGTAGTCGGCAGCCTATAGAGCCCAAGGATCAACGAGTTGGTGTCGCTAAGGTTGTTAAAGAACTTGATGTCAAAGGCGCTTCGGCCGGGGACGATGCTGCCTACAATCAATATGCTCAAACAAGAGCCTTTGGTGACCGAATGGACAGGGAGGCAAGCGCTACACCTAATCCATCTTCATTTGCTTTGTCAACACAAGCTGGATGGGACAATCAAGATTTGCAGCCTAAAACTCAACATTACCAAAGTCCATTAAGTAAAGAACTTATTGCTGCTCAAACAACAGGTTTAGCTGCACAAAATCCAGAAATGGAAAAACGCTATACTATGAATAAATTAGCAACGAAACCTAAAATGACAAGTGCTGAATTTGCAGCTCAATTGGAATCACAAGGTGTGGCGGAAGGCTCGGATAACATCACTGCTGTATTTTCTGGTTATGGAAATTATATGAGCGGTCGTGGTGCTAATGTATTTAAACATTATGGTATTACGGTATTAGACAAACAATATTTTGAAGATGAAGATATCGCAGAATATACAGTTAGCGGCAGTAAAGAGGCATTGGATCAAGCGAGAGCATATTTAGAACGCAGCGATCAATTCGGTGGTATGATTATTAAACAAGGTGTGGCGGAAGGCGTAACCAGCCCGGAGATCAAGCAAGCATACGATGCCATAATGAAAACTGCGCCCAAGAGTCCTGAAAGAAAAAGAGCCATCAAGCACTATCAACAACTCCGCGACGATGCACTAGACAAGAAAAAAGAGCAAGGTGTGGCAGAAGGCAGAGGAAATATAGAAGCATTAAGAACAGAGTTGATGGGCGAATATTTAAACATCTATTACAATGCCCTGGATGGTTGGAATATGACTGATCATATAATTAATTTGCAAGATGTTTACGGCCGTGTTAAAAGAAGCCGAGATCCTGTATTGCAACAAACTTATAACCTTCTCATGGATCATGCCGAAGAAAGCATAGATGTTCAAGCCTCGGCGGCACTTAAAGCAATACGAATACTAGGCGATGAACCCAATTATACTCCGCCACCAAGACCACCAATGTCGCCAGAGGATTCGGCCCGGGCAGATGCTTTTGTAAATCAATTCTTAGCAGCATTAGTATCGCATGGTATTAAAACGCATCCTGATTGGCAAAAAAACAATGACAAAGGTGTGGCGGAAGGCAGAAAACCCGACTACAATTTTGATATAGAAGATCTTAAAAAACTAGAACAAGTTAGAGATCTAGAAACTTTAAAAACACTAGCACTACAATTAATTAGCAAGCCAAGTGCTAAACCAATGAAACCAGAAAAAGTAGAATGGTTTAAATCAGCACTTGAAAGAATGGACAGTCCATTAAAGGTTATAAAGTTAATGTATGATTTATTACTCAGTGGCGAAGGACATAGTGTCATTGGTAGCCGTAAAAGTATGAATCCAAATACATATCGTCAAAGATTTGGCGAAGATCAAGTAACCAACGAGGACGTGGAAAAATACCTAGAAGAAATGCGACGAGCAGGCTATGAAGTTTTGCATGAAGAATCGCACAGTTGTCCTGAGTGTGGTGGTCCTGCTTTTAGTGATCAATTGTTAGCAGAGAAGAAAGACGCTTGTTATAGCAAAGTGAAAAGTCGCTACAAGGTTTGGCCTAGTGCTTATGCATCAGGTGCACTAGTACGCTGCCGCAAAGTAGGTGCCAAGAACTGGGGCAACAAAAGTAAAAAATGAGATATAGACAAATTTTAGAAGCTTGTTGGGACGGATATCAACAACGTGGCATGAAGAAAAAAGGTGACCGCCAGGTACCTAACTGTGTTAAAATGAGCGAACAAGAACTAGAAGAAGATCTTAAAAAATGGTTTCGTGAAAAATGGGTTAGATTTGGCCCAGATGGTAAAATTCGCGGAGAGTGTGGCGGTAGAGACAGCGGCGAAGGCAAACCAAAATGTTTGCCTGCCAGTAAAGCACATGCACTAGGTAAAAAAGGTCGTTCCAGTAGTGCAGCAAAAAAACGCAGAGAAGATCCCAATCCAGAACGTCGTGGACCAGCAAAGAATGTGGCTACCAAGACACGTTCAATGAAAGAACAAATACCTGAACTAAAGCCGGACAATCAGCCGGAACCAACACCACTCAAAAAAGGTTTGAATGTTTTAGGTAACATTTTTACAGCAGGTAAACTTCTGTCAGATCCAAAAGCTCTAGCACATCAAGAAGTATTAAATGTGATTGACCCTAACAGACAAAATCAAAGTATTATTAGACGCATGCAGAAAGATGAACCTCAACAATAATGTATTCAATCAATGTCATTTTTAATAGCTAATACACCACCAATACACAGTTACATCAGGCGTGAATTTTTATATGACTTTGAACGGGGACATGGAGAATATGAACCCTGTATATGGATCACCATTAAAAGTATAAGAGGACAAGCATTTAGAATTGAGGCTTACTTACCAAACTATGGCGCACTTTATGACAAGCTACCTTTACATGCGTTTGTGTCACGCACAGAAAATCTTGACCCAGAAAATTTTTTACCTTTAGATACTCTTCAAATTTGGGATTGCTTTGACTATGACATCGCAATCATACAAAAGGCTTTTCTAAAAAATCTCAGTTGCAAGTTTTATGCCAAAGATAAACAAATGTATTCTGGTAATTATTTGTTTACAGTAGATAACGCACACCCAGATCAAAATACTATAGACACCGGATACAGTGAATGGCCCGAAGACCATAAAAGTTTCAATTTTATTGAATTGGATAATGGACAGTATGCAGCGCAACCTAACAATAGATGTTTATTTTATGATGCGGCAAGCAATCCTAGTACGATGAAGTTTCCTGACTTCAAAGTTTGTACTAGAAAGTATGTGGTAGAACAAAATCCCAAATGGCGTTTGGGCGATACTGATACAGTAATGTATGAAAAATCAAATTTAACTGGAGAATAAAATGGCAAAAGCAAAAGGTACAGCATCTGGAAAACCAGCAATTGATCATGTAGTCAAGCGTACACACATTGGCGGACTACGACCAAAAACCAGCTCAATGAACAAAAGCTATAAACGAAGCTTCAAACCAAATAGAGGTCAAGGTAGGTAAAGAGGATAATCAAATAGTTTGTTAAAACTTTTATTATAAGCTTTATCTGTATCTTTTGTAAATTGAACGAACCGTTTAAAATTTTCGGGGTCACTATCTTGTTCTAAATTTTTAATTAGAAATCTACAAAGTTCTTTAAACTTAAATCCATTATGGTCAGGAACTTCTTCAAAAATTTTAAGCGCATTTTGTAATTGCAACAAAGCTCTTGTTTTTAATTCAGGTGGTAGCACTCTTGGATTTAAATACGTTGGTCCATCAACAGCACGAATAGCAAAAAAAATCTCCAATTTTCGCTTGAACAAATTTGCCAGAAATCTAGCTAAATTTTCAATACCTAAGATAGTATAAGCCGAAAGGGCTGTATTAACTACAACTTCTACATTTGGTAGCTCTATCATTGAATAAACATTTTTTTCCACTTGAGTCCATATTGTACCTTCTCTCTGGTATTCTGCTATTTCGCCGGTGGCATCGATACTGAATGTTAAATGAAGGTATTTAAATTGTTTTAGTTTATCTAAAATGTAAGGGTTAACAGTGCTACAATTAGTAGTAAACATTAATTCTATGTTTTTATCATATTGCTTAGAGATAATGTAATCTAACAAATCATAATTTGTTTTAATTAGCATAGGTTCGCCACCTGCCAAATTGAGTTTATTTAAATTACTAAGTAGATTTAAAATTTCGTTGTAATTAGCATCAGTGGTGTGATTGTGAGCTTTCATACTATCGGTCAATTGATACCATACTTTTAATTCGTTGTTGTTTTCAACTACATTAACTATACTACTACTATCATTTGGTCCGCACATTCTACAACTAAAATTACATGTATTGCTTGCTCTGAATTCTAAAAATTTGGTTCCGATATTTGTATTAACAGATAAATTCTCCTTTTTCAATGGATATTTAGAATAAACCATTGTTCTAATACTAGAGTATCCTTGATCTTCTAATCGCCAACAATCAGAACAACTACTTGGTCTCTTTCCTTCAAGTAAATCTTGTTTAAGATTTTTTATAAATTCACTTGATAAAAAATCTGATGGTGAACCTTGTATTTCTACCTTATTAGCACAGCATACTCTTGCACTATTTTGACTATAATACAAACTTAACCATGGAGCAGAGCATATTACCTGTTCTTCCTTGCTAATATTAAAATCATCATTTTTAAATACAAGGTCATGTAAATTTTTTATTGATTGATTTGCAATTGGTATATGATGTTCAATTACTCTATGTAGATAACCAAAATATTTGTAAAATTGCGTGCTCAGCCCAGATGTAGGAGTAAAAATTACTTTATTTTTGATTTGTGAATTCAAAAAATATGTTTGATCAAAAACATAAACTCTCGAGTCTATATATTCACTGAGGTCAATTAATCTTGAGTTTAACGTAATTTCAAAATCTTCAACAATTAATGGAACATTATTAGAATCATCGTCCTCAAATTGGAATGTTACAGACTCTTTAACTGCTATTTGTAATGCATCATCAACTGACAGATTCAAATTATTGTTTACTTTTGTGTCTTGCTTGGGTTGAACTGAATTTGATTTTTGTTGAAATATAAGATGAAAATTTGGAATTATGCTGCTGAGAATATTTTTTTGTACAACTTCATATAAGTTTACTGTATTGCCCTTGGGATAAAATTTCCATTGATTAGTATCTACATTATATATCTTGATAAAATCAGCTGTAGTAGCATAAAACAAAGTTAAGATATTGTTGAAATTATAAATTATCCCGGCTGCATTACCGCCAGAGGGGTCTATGCTATATTCCTTATTCCAATTCACTACAAGTTGTAGTAAGTCATCTAATGTCAAAACAATGTTTTTATCAGCTGAGCTATCTTGAAATTTAGACAATAATATAAAGTTATTGTCGTTTAATTTGTTTGCCCAGCCACCATTTGGATTTTCTTCTATTGATTTAATTATTAAATTTGGATCAACCCCTTTTTTTACATATTCGTCGATCATATCAACATTTACACCGCCTGAATTATACAGGGGAGTGGATTGCAATTTTTCTTTAAGATACTGACTTAGTAATTTTGGTAGTGGTTTTACATCTACATCAAACTGTTGAATGTTAATTTTTGGTGGTTCAAAGAGTACTTCGTCACTTAAATTATTATGAACTTCTATGGTAGTATTTTTAACAGGTATTTTCTTACCTGTTTTTTCGAATAAAAGTAGAACATAATCAGAATTAATTATTTTTTCATAATCTTGTACTAAAGGTATAAAAACTATTTCTGTTACATTAGTAATCTCTCTATTTCTCTTGCTTTTTAAGCATACAAAATCATTGTTTTGATAGTTAATACTTTGAATTAATTTTTCTACTTTTTCTACGTAATTTTTCATAGTAATTTATGAATTTTGAGTCACAAATCTATTTATGGATTTGACCTTAGGCTTTGGACTAAATACTTCAATATAGGAATATGTAAATGGAATCGCTACACAAAGCCCTTAAAATTGCTTTTGCAAGTGAATATGCTTTTTATTTAAAAGCACATTATTTTCATTGGAACGTGGAAGGCCCCGGCTTTCCTCAATTACACGAGCTATTTGGTAAAATATACGAAGAAGTATATGGCAGTATAGATACATTTGCTGAAGAAATACGGGCAACTGGAACCTATACACCCGGTTCGTTTACACGTTTTAGCATTTTAAGTCAAATTGAAGACGAAGTAGAAGTGCCCGCTGCAGAACTAATGTTAGCTGAACTTCTTCAAGATAGCGAACGCATGGAAGAAATGTTCCGTATTGTGTTTAGAGCAGCAGAAGAACTTGGACTACACGGACTAAGCGATTTCTTAGCTAGTCGCCAAGATGCACACGCAAAACATTCTTGGATGTTACGTTCAACCCTTAAATAAAGTTTTATTCAAAAACTTTTTATGATAACACTATCAAGAGACATTGGGCGCAACTTTTGTTATGCGCCCTGGACTAATCTTCACATCAACCCACAAGGTGTTTACAAACTTTGCTGTGCAGGACAAGTTCCAATTGGAAATTTAATTACAACACCAATTACAGAAGTTTTAAATTCCTCAAAGATAATCGAAATAAAACAAGCCATACTGGACAACAAGTATCATAAAAATTGTGAAATTTGTGTGAATCAGGAAAAACACAGCGATTCAAGTGAAAGAGATTGGTACAACGATATAGCCGAAAATCAACCTATTCAATTGAATGCTATAGAAGAAACACATTTACAAAATTTAGATATAAGATGGTCTAACACTTGCAACTTAAGTTGTGTTTATTGTGGCGATGAAGCAAGTAGTCAATGGGCTTCTTTAAAAAATCTTAAACCTAACAGAATAGATTATTCAAATACTATGCCAGATATTTTAAAATTTATCGAGGCAAATAAAAAAACTTTAAAAAATTTAGCACTGCTAGGCGGTGAACCACTTCTTCAAAAAGAAAATGAACAACTTTTAGATGTAATAGACAAAAACGTACATATAAACGTTATTACAAACTTGAGCGTTCCTTTAGAAAATAATAAAATTGTTAAAAAATTATTAGAAAAAAACAATGTAGTATGGGACATTAGCTTTGAAACTATTAATGAAAAATTTGAGTATGTAAGACATGGCGGTAGTTGGGAATTAATGACAAAAAATATTAGATACCTACAAGCAGTTGCTAAAAACCAACCAGGACACCTAATAGGTATTACAGGACAATTTAGTGTTTATAATGCATTAGACTTATCAGAAGTCAACAGGTTTTTCTACGAAAATAATTTTCCTCAACCAAGATGGAACGAACTCACTTACCCAACAATTTTATCTGTCGCTAATTTACCAAAACATTTTATAGATAAAAGTGTTATAGAATTAGAAAATTCTGTACAATTTATTAAATGGCCAAAACAACAAAAATTTTTGTTAGATATAGCAAACAATCTGAAAAATTTAACAGTTAAAACACAAAACTGTAAGCCATTAATTGATTGGCATATAAACCAAGAAAATACTTATTGGCCTAACTTTAAATATAAGTTTGTTGATTTATGGCCGGAGTATTTAGAATGAAAATAGTTTATGTTCACGGTGCCAGCGCAACCAGTGAAAGTTTTAATTATATTAGACAAAGTATTGGTTCAGACACTGATATAGTTATTAACTACGACAGTAGAAATGGTTTTGAAAAAAACTTAGAACACATGAAAGAGCTTCTAATAGAAGAAGAAAAGATGTTTTTTGTTGCACATAGTCTTGGTGGAATATATTGTTTACATTTAGCAGATATTTTACAAAATAAAGTAGTAGGAGCAGTTACTCTAAGTACCCCATATGGTGGGGCTGAAATAGCAGATGTTGCAAAATATTTTTTGCCTTACAGTAGATTACTTAAAGACATTGGTCCTAATTCATACGCAATGAAACATTCACGAAATATCAAGAAATTGCCTCCATGGACTAATGTAGTTACAACCAAAGGAAGTGCACCGTGGGTGCCTGGTAAAAATGATGGTGTTGTGACTATTGCCAGTCAAATGTGTCGTGATGACATAATGGAATTGATCGAACTAGATTACAATCATTACGAAGTTGTACTAAGTGAAAGAGTAATTGCTATTATCAAAGAAAGATTGCCAAATGTTAGGTGAGTTACCGTACATGATAATATGGGGATTCTTTAGCGCAATGGGTTGGATGGGCGCAAATTACGCAATGGAAAAATATTTTCCGGAAAAACTAAAGCAAGAAACTCAAGTATGCAGTGAATGGCGTGAAGAAATTGATGAAAATGGCAAAACAACAAGAACTAGAAGTTGTGAACCAAAAAAATAAGAACACCCTTAGGACCGGTGTACGCGGCTGCTGCGTCAACTAAAGGAGTCGTGCCCTGCAGTTGGAAGTGAGCATCTATGAAAAATTACTGTCCAGATTTATTTCAAAATCTTTTTATTCAAAAAACTAACGCCAACCAAGTAGAACTAGGTTTTTGCTGTGTTAGTAAATTAAGTCCTCCTTTGGACAAAATTGATTTTGGTGATAATTATTTAGAAAATCAGAGACAAAAATATCTACTAACAAACACTTTGCCAGAAAGTTGTTCGCAATGTGTTCATGACGAATCAGCTAACAGCACTTCTAGAAGGTTACAGCAACTAGAACACAACAGAAATCATAATTTTAGCACTACAAATAATCTTAGATTCCTGCAATATAATTGTGACAATATTTGTAATCTAAAATGTATTGCATGCAGTAGTCTATACAGCAGCTCATGGATTGATGATGAAATAAAGTTAGGGGTTAGAAAACATCAAAATATAAAACCAACAAAAAATAATCATTTATTGTTTGACTTTGATATAGAAGGAATACAACAGATATATTTCAATGGCGGTGAACCATTATTAACAAAGGATCATGTTAATGTTCTAAGTTATATGGCAAATAAAATCAATCCATGTAATATTCATGTATTGTACAATACAAATGGCACAATTCTACCAAGCAATGAAGTTTTACGTTTATGGGAAAAGTTTGCAAGCGTTACTCTTATTGCTAGTATAGATGCTATACAATCTCAATTTGAATATATAAGATATCCCGGCAATTGGGAATCTGTGCAAAATAATTTAAAAGAATACAAAAAATTTGCTACACTTAACATAGGAGCAAACATTGGAGTTCATAATATTATGTATTTTGGCGAGTTATTTGATTATGCATTAGAAAATGAAATACAGTTTAACTTCCAAAGCGACACACAAGGTAAGCTATCATTAAAAAATTTACCTGTGCATCTAAAATCTTCGGTCAGAGACAATATAGTAAGCGTAAAAGAATCACCAACTAAAACAATACTTTTAAATACACTTAACGCCGATCATAACTGCGATTTATCCTGGATCAATTACTTAAACAATTTAGATAAAATAAGAAACACCAATTGGAAACACAGTTTATCTTCATTATATCAACTTGATCCATCTTTTTTCAATAGCCATGAATAAACAATTTCCAATTAAGTCCGATACAGCTTGTCTTTTAAAATGGTCTTGGTCTACAGTTTTTTTAAGTCTAGCTAGCTCAAGTAGCTGCCATAGATGTGATCATGACACATTTCGAGTAGGCGAATTTCATACATTTCACAATACACCACGTAAAGTGTTAAGCAGAGAAATGATGCGCAAAGGTGAATGGCCTCAAGCCGGGTGTCAATATTGCCAAACAATTGAACAGTCAGGCGGAATGAGTGACCGTCAATATCAGCTTATCAATGGACATTATGAATATGCTACTGAATTAGATCAAGATTCAAGTCTGAATGAAGTTACACCAACTATACTTGAAATGTATTTTACTAATGTGTGTAATATGAGTTGTCTTTATTGTGGTCCACATTTTAGCAGCAAGTGGGAAGAAGAAAATCGTAAGTTTGGACTTTTTGAACGTGGTACTGTTAAACTGGTACCAGAAGATACTAGAATGACTTCTAACTATAATGAATTGTTAGAAGAATTTTGGATATGGTTCAAACAAAATCATTTAAAGTTAAGGTACTTTCATGTGTTAGGTGGCGAACCTTTTTATCAAAAAGAATTAGAATTGTGTTTAGATTTTTTTGACGCCAATCCAAGTCCGGATTTAACTTTAAACTTAGTGAGTAATTTAAAAGTAGAACCTCGACGTTTTGCTCGTACTATAGATCGAATGATGTCGTTGAAGGATGCAGGAAAACTAAAAAGAGTTCAAATTACAGGCAGTTTAGACTGTTGGGGGCCACAACAAGAATATGTAAGATGGGGTTTGGATCTCAATGAGTATACTACCAACATGGAGTATATGCTCACAAAGGACATTACATTGTGCATCAATGCTGCGGTAAATGCTTTGTCAATAAAAACAATGCCAGAGTATTTTGAAAAAATAAATTACTGGAATCAATTGAAAAAAGATCTAGGATTCAAATGGGATTATATTAATTGGAGTTGTACTAGTGTTCCTAGCCCAGGGCACATGAAACCGGACATTTTTGGACCCGAAGTATTTCGTGATGACATAGAACGAATCTTAAGTGTTATGCCAGAAGACAACGAACAGCAAATTAATATCAAAGAACACTTTAAAGGTATAGCTGCAAAAATACTGAGTAGACCTAAAAACCCAGAAGCTATAGAAAATTTAAAAGTATATCTCGACGAAATAGATCGTAGACGAAATACCAATTGGAAAATTTTATTTCCATGGTTGTTGGATCAATAGTTATACAACCAAGGTGGATTTAGTTTTACAAATTTTGGATCTTTAATAATCTGCAAAAATCTGTAATGCAAATCATGTTGCGGATTATGCACAGCTTGGGCATCAAAATCGTGAAAACTTCCCCAATCCTGTAACAAAGTAAAGTCGCAACTGTCTATTTCATTATCATCACAGAATTCAATAAATGTTAAAACGTCTTCTAAATTTTCACGTTGAATAACAAAGCTGGCGAAGATTTTAAATTTATATGTTTCTTTTAAAATATTTAGATAATCTATATTATCCAGTAGTGTGTTCCATTTAGCAGGACGTCTTACTCGCTCATAGGTTGGTGCGGTAGCCGCATCAATACTTAATTTTATGATTTTTAAATTTGGTAAAATAGACAAATCGTTTATGTGACGTTTTATTAGTGTGCCATTTGATCTAATTTCATAGTTAACATTTTCATTAAATTCTGATTTTAAAAAATTTGTATATATAGGACTAGCAAATGGTTCGCCGTTGCTACCTATTAAAATATTAATTTTTTTATCTGGTTTTTGATCTATCCAAGATTGCACACGACCCAACCATGATTGTCTTTCTTGTACATAATCATTGTCATCTTTGAATATCATGCCTGAACGACATGACGGACATTGCAAGTTGCAAGAATCGTCTATTCCTATCTGTATTTCATAATCAAAGGTTATGTTTTTAATCTGTGCTGCTACTCCGCAATGCTTAGTATCACAATATTCGTATTCGCCTTTACTAATAGAGTTTTGTACCATTTGTGCAACAGGACTTGAAAAAATTTCATCAAAACTATAAAAATCTAACACATGGCCCACAGAATAGGGAACCCAGGCATCACACCCGCAAACAAATATTCTACCCAATCTGTCAATGTGAACTTCCTTCCAAGGCCAATTACATCTATTAGGAGCAATGTTTTTAATACTAGGTAAATTTCGAGTATTTCTATGAAACACTAAGTCATGTTCAGTCATCTGGATGTTTGATTGTAAGCCCAACTAAAATACTGTATCTGTCAGAATCTGATTTATTCATTCCAACATGAAGATTTGGTCCATCATTAACATGTAACCAACCGTCACCAAAATTGGTAGTCAATCTAACTTCATTTTCTTGTTTATTATCCCAATAAAAATACGTTGACAAGTTTGGATCATCTTTTTCGGTTAGATATATCATACCGGTTGCAATTAATCTTCTATAATCAGTATGCGGTTTAAGATACCAACCGGGCGTATCTTTTTGATAATAAGCATGCCAATCTGCAAATCGTTTCATTTTATTTAAATCCATGCCCCATAGTCCTTCAAACTGTGGACTGTATGAGTACAAAGATTCTAATGCCAATTGGTGTACTTCGGAACTTTGAATGTAATTGATAATCGCCTGTAATTTTTTACTTTTTGGATTTTGATTTTGAATCAACCAACGATAATAAAATGCATTATTTTCTTGACCAACATGCTGCTTTTCCCCTTGCGGTACCCAAACTTCGTTATTGAGTTCGTTTGTAATGGTTGAATAATCATAATCCAATGTAAGTTTTATGTCAGATAGGAAAAATCTGTTCTCTGTAAATTGAAGGCGCATTGAATATTTATTGGGTTAAAATGAATGAATTTAAGTTTGTATATTTGCATTAAATAGTATATACTATCAATTTTAATCAGGAGAATCAAATGGGTTCAAGAATGTTCAGTGCAGAACAAAAAGCAAAACTTACTCAAATTATCAACGAAGGCATGACAATCATGCAAGAAGTAGAAGATCTAAATGCCGGGTTGTCTGATACAATTAAAGCTGTAGCTGAAGAAATGGAAATTAAACCATCTATACTTAAAAAAGCTATCCGTGTTGCATTTAAATCTAAACTAGGTGACGAAAATGCCGACCACGAGGAACTGAATACCATTCTAGAAACGGTCGGAAAAACTTTATGATAGATACTCGGTGTATATTAGCCGAGACCAGTTTAAGCTTGCATAATGGCGGGCACGTAAGTATATGCAACGGAAGTAGGCAAATGTTTGCCGACGGCAACGGCGATCTAATTACCTTGGACAAGCATTCATTGGAACATGCATGGTCAAGTCCTACTAGAAAAGAAATTGTGCGGTCTTTAGCCAACAATATCAAACATGAAAATTGTTTAGATTGTTGGCTTAAAGAAGAAGCAGGTTTTCCTAGCATGCGAAAAATTCATAATCAGAATCTGGCAATAGATAGTCGCTTGGATTCACAACCACAAGTTTTGATTTTAAAACCTGGTAACGTTTGTAATTTAGGCTGTAGGCATTGTGATTCTTCTGTGAGTAGCGGATGGTATCAGGATGATTTTCAATCAAACCATAAAGATTTAGATTACGAAGAGTATTTAGAAAAATTTGAAGTAACTAGAAATAGTTATTCAATTGATAATGCCAATTGGAATGTAATAAAAGATTGGAGTAAAAATGTAGTTTATTGGGATTTGTATGGTGCTGAGCCATTGCTTATTAAACCATTATTAGATGCATTGTATGAACCAGTTCAATCAGGTACTGCCGATAAACAAAGTATTCATATAAACACTAACGGTACGATTTGGCGAGAAGAATTTGTAGATTTATTTAAAAATTTTAAATCAGTTAATCTTGACATAAGTGTTGATGGCATCAATGAGCGATTTGATTATTTACGTTATCCAGCTAAGTTCAATGATGTATTAAATAATATATTAAAATATCAAAAGTTAAGCAATAATATTCCATCAATTAAGACATCAGTTACAGTTACAGTAAGTATTTTTAATGTATTGGATCTTGATAAAATTTTAAAGTTCTTTAACGATTTGCAAATTAACTGTAGCTTCAATCTCTTGCATAATCCAGAATATTATAATCTGCGTATCTTACCTACCACTGCAAAGTTGGCAGTTAAAAATCATTTACTTAAAAAATTTAATCATCCACTTAAAAGACCCATAATGGAGTTCGTTGATCTCGAAATAGATACAGAGAATTCAATAGAAAATTTTTTTGCAATTACAAATAAAATAGATAATCTTCGTAACCAATCTTTTAAAAACACATTTCCTGAAATGTTTAACCTTATAAAAATGCATGAATGATACAATAGTAAAAATATTTGATTGGATAGCCGAAGATTGGCACAGTAATAAGATAAGATTTTTTATTGAAATACTTGCATGGGCATGTAGTGTTGGTTGTGCATTAACTTTTGCACTCACAGTCCCAAATCCTCCTTTATTTTGGTTATATCCGTTCTGGATAGGCGGTTGTTTATTATATTCTTGGGCCGCATGGACCAGAAAAAGTTTTGGTATGCTATTGAATTATCTTTTAATCACTGGCATAGATTGCATAGGATTAATTAGATTACTTGTATGAGTCAAACACTTTGCCCTTTACCCTTTAGCCACCAACATGTACAGCCCAATGGTGAAATAAGATTCTGTTGTGCTTCGCGACCGGATTCAAATAAAAGATTAGACAACGAAACATACAATGTCAATCAAGATACGCTTAAAGATGCATGGAATAGTGAATCTATAAAAAAATTAAGATTAGAGTTAATCAACGGAGAAACTCCAGAAGCTTGCCAATATTGTTGGGAAAGAGAGAGCGAAGACCATACTAAAGGTACCAGTATGCGAATTGATTTCTTAGATAGGATTCCTATTAACACAATTTCTGACAGAATTGAATTTGCTAAAAACAATGATGGATATCTAAATGATTATCCTTTTGATTTTCAAATCATGTCAGGCAATCTTTGTAATTTAAGTTGTAAAATGTGTACTCCGCAGTACAGTACGTCTTGGTCTAAATTTTACTCCAATCAAGGAGTATCTAATTTTAATGAAATCAAGTTTTCAAAAAACTATCAACCAAACAGTGTAGAAGAAAAACATTTTAACAAAACTTATGATTGGCCTAACACCAATCCTTTAAACACAATTCTTAAAGATTATTTTGATGATATTCGCTCTATCTTTTTGATTGGTGGAGAACCTACTATAATTGATGGTACGTTTGATTTTTTACAACACATGATAGATTTAAAGTATCAAAATAAATTATATCCATGGATAAGCACAAACTGTACCAACATCAATCAAAGACTTATAAACTTGCTAGATCAATTTAATCGTACAGGTATGAACTTAAGTTTGGATGGTATGGATGACATAGCTTACCTTCAAAGAACTCCGTCAAATTGGAATCAGATACAAACAAACGTTGACAAATTAATGGATTGGGCGCATACAAGGAAAAAAACAAAATTTACAAACCTTAATGTGCATTCTGTAGTCACTAGCCTTAATTTACATCATATAGGTAGTTTTTGGAAATATTTAATTGATAGGTATTCAAACAAAGATTTTACAATAAGTTTTATGCCTGTTCTCGAACAATACGACAACTTTAGTATATCAATTGTACCATCAGAACAAGCAAAAAATATTTTACAGGATACTAAAAATCTTGCCTTATCTATTCCTGACAAATATAAAACCGTTTTTGAAAAACTAATTTACACTATAGAGACTACTGAGTTTAGCCCAAGTTACGAAGCTATACAGTACCAGTTAGATCAGTTACAAAACTTTCATCCTGACAAAGAAATCAAAAAAATCTATAGCATTTATTACAATGATAGTTTATAATTAACTATGAGTTATGTTGACGCACTATATGATCGTAACCAGGATCGTATCCACATTGTGGAACGTGTTCGGGGAGAACGCATATACAAAGAATATCCAGCCAATTACATCTTTTACTATGATGATTCACGTGGTAAGTTCCGTACTGTCTACGGTACTCCTGTTGCTAGGTTTTCAAGTCGTTCTAATAAGGAATTTCAAAAAGAACTACGTATTAATAGCAACAAACGGCTTTGGGAATCGGATATCAATCCTGTATTCAGATGTCTCGAAGAACACTATCTGGGCGTAGAATCACCAAAATTACAAACTGCGTTTTTTGACATTGAGGTCGATTTTGATCCAGTAAGAGGATTCAGTAGACCCGAAGATCCGTTTAATCCAATTACTAGTATTTCAGTTTATCTTGACTGGTTAGATAAATTAGTTACCTTGGTCGTTCCTCCTAAAAGTTATAGTTGGGCAACTGCTCAAGAAATCTGCGACCGGTATGACAATTGTTTTTTATTTGAACGTGAAGAGGATTTATTAAACACTTTTTTAGATCTTATTGATGACGCTGATATACTGAGTGGGTGGAACTCAGAAGGCTTTGATATTCCATACATGGTCATGCGTATAACCAGAGTATTAAACAAAGACGATACACGTAGATTTTGTCTATGGGGGCAACTGCCTAAACAGCGAACATTTGAACGATTTGGTGCCGA